CTAATACCACCTGTTTCGCCTGTGTGTATTAACTGAACATAGCCCTGATTAACAGGAGTTGATCCTAAATTAGTATTAGCACTCATTAATCTATGTCTAATTCTTTACGTATGTGTTCATCTGTCATTCGTTTAGTACCCCTGCCAATATCGTCTGAAATAATCATTGGGCTACTAATTAATCTTGTTAGCTTTCCATTTTCCTTACAATCGTGAATATTTTTATTACATTTCACTAATTTTTTATCATTCATAGCTTGTATGGTATCAAATTGTTTACCACAAGTGCATTTATATTCGTATATTGGCATCTATTTCCCCTTAAAATTCTTTTTTAATGATAATATAGGGGTAAAATGAATTACCCCCATATTCAACCGATTTCAATTAATGCTATTAAGAAACATTATTGAAGTTTACAATACCCAGTGATGTTGAAGATACAGCGTGTGATAACGCAGCACCAAATAAAACATCAGCTACAACAGAAGTTGCCAAGTGGTCAATATCGTATGATGATTGAACTCTTGGAGCTACTTGTTGTGCAAAGTAAACTGATTCTCTTCTAAAAATAGAAGCAGCTTCAGTAGTAGCAGTACCACCTTCAGCCCAGTCTGTGCTTGGGTATAATTCCATACCATAAGCGTTGATGATCTTACCAGTTACGTTTGGATTTTCAGCGTCACCTCTTAAGTTTGCACTTGTGAAGTCGCCAATTCCAAGTAAAGACATATATGCTTTTGGATTAGCGTACATAAAAGTATTGCCATCTCCATAGTCATATCCAGCATCAAGAAGTTTTTCAAGTCCATCTCTTACTAATGCAGCTGTCATAACATCGTCAGTTCCTAACTGAACGTCGTTACCAGTACCTGTTTGGATTAATTCAGCGATAAAGTTTTCAACTTTTTTAGCCAAAGCGTAGCCCATGGAACGTGCATATGCATTGAATAAGTCAGCACTCTCTTGGACTCTTACGATGTCGTCGATTCTTTTCGCTTCATAGTGATGTTGATCAACTGAAAGTTGAACTACACCATCTGTGTTGTTTGTATATGTAACAGCACTTCCTGCTGTTTTGCTCGCAGCAGTTTCTTCTGCTACTTTTGGTATATTTAGGATGTCTCCACCGCTTGCTAACATACTTGAGAAGTCAGATACTTGATTACGTAAGACAAAGCGTCTTTCTGCATAATCTAAAATTGCATCTCTCCACATCTCAGGAATGAAATTTGCAGCTGTTGTTGGAGTTACATTTCCGTCTGCCATTGTATTTCCCCCTTAGAAAATATAGTTTTTAATTTCTATACCCATCTACAATCTGCTTCCAAAGTTTTGGATTTTTCTTTGCTTTTTCACGATCTGCGTCTGATAAATCTCCCCATTTCGTATTTTCAGCAAATTTGCCACTTGAAGTGACTTCTTTGGCGTCAGATATTTGCACTTTTTTATTACCCATTCTTTCTACGTGCTTTTCCAACTTAATTGTCGGTAGATCTTGGTATATTTCTTGTTCATCATCAGAAAGTTGGGTCAACAGATGTTCACGTCTTTGTTTCTCTTGTATTTGAAATTCCTCAACAATTGGTTTTAACTGACTGAGTTCTTTTTGAGAATTTTCGAAAAGAGTTTTAAATTCCTCTTTTTCCTCGAGTTCTTTTTGATCTCGTTGTTTTAAAGACTCTTGGAGATCAGAAATTATTTTATCTTTTTCTGCTTCTCTAGCCTCTGATGCTTGGCTTCTGTGGCGATACTTTTTTGCTTCTGCAATGTATTCGCCTTTATTAAATTCCTGTGTAGAATCTTCTGCTACTGCTTGTTCTTCTACTATTTTAGTTTCTTCGGACATCTGTCCTCCTATTTTATTGTTATAGTTTTGGATACATACTTTTTAATGTTTCTATCCAAAATTCTTTTTGCGTATTCTTCCGCAACTAATTCTCTGTTTTTATCTCTTAAATCAAAAATATCATAGCCACGATTTTTGTTCCACAATACCACATTACCATTTTTAGTAAAGGTTATAATGCCCTGATTGGTTTTGCCCTTAGCCATCATACCATCAAATGTAGTTCCTGATAATCGCATATTCACAAAAGAAGTAGTTGTGTCAGGGGCTTTGTTGCTTTTATATGATTTAAGCTTTTGCCCTGTCTTGACACCACGCATACTATTGCTTTTATACTTCTTGTATTGATCTGAATAGCCAAATCCGCTTCTGTTGTTTTGGAACATACCATTACGCATAGCATCTACTTGTATTAAAGAAATAGCATCTTGTGCGACAAGTTTCATTTGCTGTGCACTTCCTTTGACTATGTTTCTAATTTTCATCTTGGTATAATCCTTTTCTCGCTTGTAATTGTTCAGGAGTAAACTTCACTATTGCTTTTACCCATCTGTGTCTACAATTATAACCGCCCCTGTCAGTAAAATTGACATAACCTAACTTGTCTATTTCTTTTCTTGTTAGCCCCTGTCCTGTAGAAGCTAATGCCCTTCTGCAAACCTGTCTTGTTTTCCCATCAATCGTTCCTTCATATTGGAATTTTGTTTCAGGAAAATCTTCATATACTTTTCCTGTGACTGTCTGCGAAAATCTTGAGAAAGAGTCTTCTATTAAAAAAGCAGATTCAGAACTACTTATAAAACTTCCTACGCCATACGTAGTTGTAAGTGCTTCCATAACTTGTGCTGTGGTTTGTCCTGTGATTAACCCACGTAACATTGCAACTTTTAACTGATTAGAGTATTGTTTAACACGATCACTCAAAAAAGATAATTCAAACTCTTTTAGCTGTCTTAATACTTCTACGTTTGACGCAGAGATCTTTGCTAATTGTCTGTTAGAAAGTTCAGCATATATAATAGCTATTTCATCATCATATGTATTACTTACTTTACTTAATAGCCCAGCGTATCCTATTTTTTCCATTTCTGAATAAAAATCTATTTGTTGTGCTATTTGTAATAATTCTGTGTCAGTAAGCGTAGAAAGCCCTGCTACAACATTATCTAATTTGTTTAGTAATTCTTGTTGTATATTGGCTATTTCTTTATTGTAAAAATCTAAATTAGCCAACTCTCTCGCCTATTTTATCAATAATTGATTGAGTTTCGTTTTCTTCGCTTGGTATTTCTGCATCAAGCTGTTCTACCATCTGCTGTATTTCTTCTTCCTGTAAATCAGGGTTTTTCTTTCTTAGATATGATTGTCTAGTTTCAAGATTGTTGTCAAAAGCCCACGTATAATATTGTATTTCCTCTTGTTGTGACATTGGCACTTCTCTCTCAGAAAAATCAATACTGAATTGATCGCCTAAGTTAATTCCGCCAGATACTTCACAAATACGTTTAGCAATTTGAAATTGTTGCTTCTCAAATGGTCTATAGATTTGTTCTGTGTCAGATCGCAAAGAGTCCATAAGATCTAATTCGCTCATTTTTTTAGATAATCCTGATTCTTGTGCTTTATCAGTCCAATTAATTCTAACATTGTTTGCTTGTGCAATAGAGTCCACCATATACTTCGTAGATTCGATCATACCATTAATATCGGCACTTGGGCTTGCATAAGAGAAGTTAGCCCCTTCAGGAAGCACTATCGCTTTATCTTGCCCCATTGTGATACGTTGTTCAGTATCTAATCCAGTAAATAAAGGCTGTCCTAATTGGAATCTTCCATGCAAAGCCAATTCAGTTAGCATAATGTTGATAGATCGCATACCATCAACTAAATCATTTGCCCCTTCTCTAAAAAAGTCCCTAGTGTATGGGTGTCGGTGTGCTATGTTAAATGGAATAATATCGCCATAAGGGTTTCTGTCATCAGGGACAACAGAAGTAACCTTCCCACGTGAACTGATCATAAAGTGTTTACCTTCCATATCATCAGTTTCTTTACTCCAAAACATATACTGTGCGTCTTCTGATCTCGCCATTAACTGACTCTCAGCCTGATACATAATTGCAAATGGCTCGTCCTCGTTTGGCTTGAAGAAGGGGACAAAAAAGTGTATAGGTCTATATTTTAATTCTTTGCTATCGTCGTCCCAGTGTGTATACAAAGCTTCTGTACCTAATAAATACGTAAGCTGCTCAAATTGTTTCATAAAACTATCAAAGTTGCCCAACACTTCGTTGTATTTGTCGTTATATCTTACAGGGCTTTGTTGATATACCAATGCACGTCTTGAGATGATATTTCTTACCAAGTTAATATACATAGGCGGTATTTGTGAAAGAGATTCACTATCAAAATACTGCTTAAGATCTTGTTGTAGGTTTACCCCTTCATAATAATCAAGCAGACGTTCTCTTTCTTCCATTTGCTTGTCATATCCTTCTTCGATCGTATCCATTAATAAGTCATACAACATCTTCTCTGTCAAATTTGTAATTATCATTTTAATCCTTTATTTTACCATTCTATTGTGTTTGCCTGACCTTTAAATCCATACCTGTATTCAATAGGGTACATAAGTCCATCAAGAAAGTGTGATAACGTTTCTGTCTTTAATATGTGCCCATTTTCTAATGTTGTTAATTCTAAATCTCTAATTGTGTTCTTACACTTAGGGTTAATAAACAACTTGTGTTTGCCTGTTGCATCTTCCAGCATTCTGTTTAATGCGTTTAATCTGTCCTTCTGCGTTGGGTTAGCTTTTTTACTAATCACTGTGAATCCTGCGTCTTGTAATATTCTATGATCTGATTTTGTGCTATTGCTTGTTCTTGCTTTCCCTGCTGGATCAGGGTAAACAGGAAGCCCCTTTGCTTTTTGTTGCATAAGTCTTGCTAATTCAAATGTGTTAGAGTTCTGTAATCCGATCTCATCAAATACATAAATTTCCCCCGCTGTATTTTCACACATTAGAATAGCTGTCATATAACTTGATACACCAAAGTCAATCCCCCAGAACATACGTGGACTTTTTTCCATTTCCTTCACGTGTATATCCCTGTTGAAATTGTAAGCACATCTGTTAGAAGCGGTTTCAAAGCTTGCTTCATATTCCTGTCTAAATGTGCTTGCGTCTAAATTCTTTTTTGCACTTTCTATTTCGTCAGGCGAAATAAAGCCACCTTCAATTGTAGTAAACTGCCAAGATTTATAGTCTGAATTGTCTAATTGTCCCTTCACATACATATCATAAAAATGATTCTGTATACCTGTTGGCGTTCCTACAAATAAAGCCTGTCCCTTTGTTTCAGCTAACATAGGTTGAACGATCTCTCCCCATACATTTGGTTTCATATAAGCATATTCGTCTAATACAACTTTATGCAAACTAACACCACGTATGTTATCTTCTTTATCTGCTCCTTTGAGTTCTATTTTAGCCCCATTATTAAGTGTTACAGATAATTCTGATTCATTAATCTTAACGTCTTTACCGCTGAATACACGCTTTAACAAATTCCAAGCAACCATTTTCGCCTGACGATAACTTGGGTATATTATCCACCTTCTTTCGTTCGGCTTCAATTCTTCATTCATTAACCAAATTAATGAAAAGAAAGTTTTGCCCCATCTTCTACCACAAACCAAAATTTTGTATCTTGATTCATCAAAAAGAATAGACCTTCTTGTGTCGTCAATCCTCCACTTCATTAATGTCAAATACCTTTATTGGCTCGTCATTAACTTCGTGTAACCCAATTGTCTGTTTTGGCTTACCTTCTAAACGATCTGCTATGAAGTGTACTGCCCAGCTTTCGCCCTTCACTGCAAATTCAAATACTTTACGCATAATAAATTCTAATTTATCTATATCTGCTTCAGGTAGCTGTTCTGATCCTATCTTCTTTAATATTCCATTGATAGTTGTTGTGCCTTTGGGGCGTCCCTTTGGGTTTCCTGATTGCCCCTTTGTAAATTTTGCCATTTCCTGTTAATTCCCTGTTAAAACAGGAATTTTATCACTTTCTTAGCAATTATTCCTGCTTTCTGTTTATCCCTTATCTGAATTACTTCCAAATCAGGTTGTAAACGTGTGTTGTTTAATATATTTTGTATTTTTGTGTGTCTTGATTTCTTAAACTTGTCTGACTGCGTATCATTTCTGTCTACGTGTCGTTGTTCAAGCGTTTCTTCATCAAGATCTAAAACAATAAACTTCTGCTCATATTTTTCGTGTAAATCTAATAAATTCTTTTCTGTAAACAGCCTGTCGCCTTCAAAGAGAACATTATAGTCTGTTATTTGTAAAAACTTCTCATAATCTTTTTGTACTGCCATAGATAGCTTATCTGTACCACCAAACGTATCATTTGGTTTATAAATACCTAAAATTGCTACATTATCCGATATATAACCCCTTAACAGCCCATATTGAAAGAATTTCGGCTCATCTTCTACGTTATTCAGTATTTCTCTTACTAATGTCGTTTTTCCTGAACAAGGAACACCGCCTATTGCTACAACTCGTTTAACCATTTTTTCTCATACGTTTCGTTTCTAAAATCCCATAATACTTGCCAATTAACGCCATCTTGAACAAGATCTTGCATTTTTTCTATTTCTTTACGCTGACGATCTATATAATATCCGACATAACGTTTGCCACGTTTATACTTTTTATAAGCACATAGCGTTGTTTCAATGTTCCAAATGTTTGTATGCTGTATATCAAGTTGTTCTATTTCTTCTTTCATTAGTTCAAATTGATATTGTAAATAGCCAAGTTGATTTTTATTCAACTTCTTTTTTGTTCCATGTGTATCTAATTCATATTGCTCTAAACTATACACTAAACCATTTCTACAACTTTCAGCATTCTTTAATTCTAAATACGTTGGCTCTAGATCAAACCCTGTTAAGACATTTACCATTTCTAAGTAAATAAACATTGTAAACCTGCCAAAGTAATGTATTTTCATCAGATCCTGATAACAATTATCATAAGTCATCTGTCTATTCGGCTGTTTCAGGGAATTAAAATATTCTTCTTGTGTTAAGCCATTAAGCAGCTGTTTGTAAGATTTAAAGATATTAACAAACTCATTAAAAGATTTTACCTTTAATCTGTCTGTTTGGAACACAGTCTTTTGTTTATTAGCGTCCCACCAGCGTTGTAATCTGCCTTCATCTACGTTTTCAAAGTCAGGAAATTCATTGTAAATATAATACACAGTCGTTCCTGAATAACAACAAGCATATAAAAAAGCTAACCAATAACGTTGTTCAATATTTAATTCAAATCTATCGCTTACATATCTTAAACAATCATTAGCTGGATCAATGTCTTTTGCTTTTGAAGATTGTATATGATAATCAATGTATTCCTCTACCATTGCCAAATATTTTGTGGAATGCCCTTCTTTGTTTGTGCTTTACCTACTTTTGTCATACCAATCTTTTCATAAAATTTATTTCCAGCTTCATTATCAAGATTACATTTCAATGTCATAGGTTTAGGTAGATTCTCTACAATAAACTTTGCCACGCCCTGTTTTTTAAATTCATCTAATACGCCGATCTCATATATTACCCAAGAACTATATTTTTTAGACCAGCCATATCTGACAAATCCTTTATCTTCGCATACTAAAAATTTATAAGTTGTGTTTTCTGTTAAATATTTGTCCCACACCTGAAATAAATTAAAAGATCCTATGTGTTCTTTTTCTTGTTTGTGTACAGCTTTGATAAGATCTGCGTCTTTACGCATAGCTCTTTCTAATTTATATTTCATATAATACACCTGCTTTAATAGGCGTTGGCTCAAAAGTATCGTCTACTCTTTTAAAAATATCTCTTGTAGAAGCTATAAAAGTTGCATTTTCATATTCAAATATCCAGCAAGGTCGCTTTTTATTGCGTATTACATATAAATTTTTGTTTTCATCAAGCATCATACCTGCAAAACTACCTTTAATATCGTTTACAAATCTTTCAATTAATGCTTTATCGTTTCCACAGCGTTGAATTAGTATTTCTCCATCATTATCAGTTTCCATAGTGATATTGTATGCTTTTTCCATTTGGCGTTTTGTTCTCATATCAATCACACCATTAAACACCAATGCCATATCGTCTATATGTATTGGCTGATTATTTTTATGGTCTTTATAGTCGCCAGAAGTTGAATATCTATTATGGTAAATAATTTTATCTGATACTGGAAAAGCAACATCATATAATTCTTCATACTTTCTTGTTATAAGTTTACCCTCTTTAATAAAACTAAAACCATAACTATGTAGCCCACGTACTGAACTTTCAATAATTAAGTTATGTAGTATTGCAAAGTGACTAGGTTTTGGATCTTGTGAACTATATCCTACAATTCCGCACATCAATATATACTTGCCCCTGATCTTATTTCACGTTGTTTTGCTATTTCTTGTTCTTCAACTGCTGTTCCGCAATGTGTCATATTTTGCCTGTAATACATAACCAAAGAAACTCTTGTAGCTTTTTCGTCAATCTTTGTAATTGGCGTATTGCCATGCCATTGGTGCACATCACACAATAACAGATCGCAGTTTTGCATATCAAATGCTACTGCCCATTGTGGAATAACAAAATAACCGCCTTCATATCTACCTTCACGTAATACAACTAAATTCCCAAAACCTTTATCAAAGTCGCCTTTATCTGTATGCACTGCTGTTTGCCAATTCTTATTCACTGTGACTGTGGTAAATGCAGTATCTTTAATAACAAAATCCTGTGCAGTTTCATCTGCTACTTTTCGTTGCAATTGGTATTCGTCTGGCATAAGATCGCTATATTGATTGTCTACAAACTTAATAATACCATACGCTTTTTTAAATTTCTCAAATTCTTTTTGATTAAAAGCAGTTTGTCTGCAATAAGGAAACCTGACATTTCTATCAAAATATCCTATAATTCCGCTATTAACTTGATCTGCTCCATTAGTGTTTGAAACAGATCCATCTTTTTTTAATCTTTTGCTTCCTGCTGTTCCTGATGCTTTGTTCCTATTGTTGGTTGCTGTCGCTGCAGCCTTTAAATTGTCATAAGCAGTTTTAGCAATATTAGCAGGTATTACATTTTTTCTAAATTTTGCTAATACTTTACCTGATTCTTTATCGTATACGTCTGCGTCATAGTCTACTAAAATCTTATAACTTGTGTCGTCTAATAATGCTCCTGCTAATTTAGCAGCTGACTTATTATCTAATACAGGCTCTAAATGTATTTCTCTAACCATCAATTAAAAATTCCAATGCTTTAAACACAGTGTCTGTTACATTGTCTGTGCCAAACTTTTCTCTTAATTCTAATTCCATTTTCTTGAATACAGGCTCTGTTTCATCATTTAAAAATAATTGAATCATACGTACGTGGCTTGCTTCTGCGTCCTCAGGGTATTCAATTGTTTCATTGTAATTGTTTGTTACGTCAAACGTTAAATTGCTGTCTACGCCCAATTCTTGTTCTGCGAAACCCCAATCAAGCAATTCGTCTGTGTCAAAATTGTTTGCCAACATATCCCAATCCCACTCTCCTGTGTTCTTGTTTAATCTGACATTTAATTCTTTTTCTTGTTCTTCATTAAGATCTAATTCTACGCAGGGTACTTTTTCAATCCCTAACATTGTAGCGACTTTCACTCTTTGGTGTCCGCCGATAATAATGTTTTTTCTTGCTTTGTTTTTATTCACAAGCACAGGATCAACAAAACCAAATTTTTGTAAAGAGTCTGTTAATTCTTTATGTTGTTTTTCTGTTAATTGTCTTGGGTTGTAATCTGCCTGTTTAAGATCTCTAATGTTTTTTTCAATAATCTTCATCATCATATTCTATGCTGTAATTTTCCTCATCAAATGTTGAATGTGCGTCCCAATCTTCAGGCGGTGTATTTTCTTCGTCGCCATTTGGATCAGCAAGAACAATATTTTCTATACTGCCTTGACTAAATCTTCGCATATTCTTAGTTCTGTTAAATGCTTCGTGTCCTACTTCCGCATTAGCAGTTTCTTGATCTATTTGTTTAAGTAGTTTTTCAATATCCATCTATATATATGGAAATTTTAACCCTTAAAGTGAATATTTGAATCAGCTGAATTGCTGTAAGTGTAGATATTGTTGAATATAATTTTTTTTTATTGTAACCCTGTTTTATAAAAAAATGGGCTGGAAAATGAACTAAACCAGCCCTGCTCGGTTAACCAATAACCCTATTATAACAACACCTATCTCTTAGGAGATTTTTGACAATTTTTTCTAACTTTTTCACAGATCGTTTGTATATCTTACTAACAGACTGCGGTGTAATGCCATATATTTTACCAATCTTAGCATAAGTCATTGTGTCGTGATAAAAATACACTTCACGTTGTTTTTTAGTCCAAGACTGCTTGTGGTTTCTTGACATTGCAACTATTATTGCTTTTCCATAAAGAATACTATTTTCTGACTTTTGATATTCGTCGTCTATATAATATTCAAAATGTTGTAGCATCTATTAGAAAAGATACAACAATAAAAAAGAAAATGCAACTACAAGCAAATACACAAACATAAATAATATAAATTTTGCGTCTGTGTTGTATTTCAAATATTGTCTAATGCCTGTATTAGCCAACATCATTTTATGCTCATATTGTATTGCTGCGAACTCTGGATCAAATGTCATTTTATCAGGGTTTCGTAAAACTTTATTTCTTTTTAACCTGTATTTGTAATTATCCAAAGCTTCGTGTATTGGGTATTTTTTTTCGTTCATTTTTTTCCTTTTGTTAAGCTTTAACGTTATCACTTGAATTTGTCAAATCTTTTATAAGATCGGCAAGTTCTTCTTTTTCATCGCCAAAAATTGTATTAACGTTTTTAGTAAAAGCTTCGTAGTGATCAAAATAAATCCAGCTTACTATTCTTTTAAATTCTTCTTGATCGCCTTTTAGCTTTTCTATATTTATTTCTTGAATTTGCCCCAATGTATCATTTATGCATTTGTGTAGCAAACTTATATATACTTTTGAATTAGTATCATCTATCATTTTCATTATCCTCTCTTTGGTTAGGCACATAATATTGCCATAAATTAACAAACATATTTTCATCTTTTTCGGTAAAAGTTTTTACAACATTTTGATGTCTTATAGTAGTTCCTTGAAAAAACCACCAGCCATTTCCATGTTTTTTGTACCATTCTTTTTCAAACTCTGCTCTTTCGTCTGAATAAGCATATAATGGTTTCGCTTTTTTCATACGTTTCTCCAATGTTCCTGCTTTTTTGCCCCACAGGTCATATGTTGGGTGTGATTTAGCCATTATCTTTTTCTCCTTATAGCTGATTGATTGTTATTATTCATATATTCATAGCCAAGTTTATTAAGTTTATCTAATAATTTATCTATTAATCTTTGTATCTTAATTGCTTTATGTCCATTTTTTAACATCTGTTCTTCGTTCATTTCACATTTCCTCGTATTTAAAGTCTGCGTGATCTTTACACTTTCCACACAAACCATAGTGTTCATCTTCAAATTCGTGTATGTTTCCTAAACCGCCTGCACCGCAACAAGTAGACAACAATTCCATTTCATCAAGCATACAACATTTTTTATATTTTTTGCCACTGCCACAATTGCATTTTTCGTTTCTGTTTTGTTTTAGTTTTACATAAATACTTTCTTGAAGTTTTTTATAACCGCCTAACTTCCTGATAAATTCGCCCTTCTTCATAATGTCGGCTCATAGTTTGTCATATCAGCTGCTACTTCAACAGATTTTTTTTGACGATCATTCCAAGCTTCGCCACGCAATTCAGGGTGTTCTTCTTGTATTTTCCTGCGACATCTAGCAATAGATTCCCAACTTGTTAATTTATCCATATTTAATAAATTAATTACGTCATCGCCCCATTGATCTTTTAATTCTTGTCGCCAAATCCAAGCAACTAATTTATGGTCTGAATTTCTGACATAAACATTTAATACTAATGCTTCTTTTACTAACTCCTTCAAATTATCTTTCATTATCTTGCTCCATTTCTTAAAAATTTCTCTGAAACCATACTATCAGAATAATCGCTATCATCGTCAGCAGTTATAACTCTGTCAGTATAATCGTCATAAAGTCCTTCTGATTTTAAAAGCTTTATTGCATTTTTGTATTGATTGCTGTTGTTGCCTTCGGTGTAATGGAACTTCATAAACTTTCTTAACTGATATTTGCCTTCTTTGTATTCTCTTAAATGTTCTTTAAGGTTTTTCAATACTTCTTCTTTTTTATATTCAAAGCCCAAAATCGTATTTATAATTCTAAAATTTAGGTTTCCTAATCCTGCGTGGTTGGAAGTAGTAAAAAAATAAAGCACTAATAGTTTATACTGCACCTCTAAATCCATAAACCAAACTTCTTCCCATATTGTATTTTCAACTTGTCTTTTAGACATTATATACCCCTTTCATTTTAATCATAGTCATAAAAGTCCTCTGATTTTTTTAAATTTAAGTTATCTAACATTAAACGAATTTCTTTCCTAAAATCGTTAGACAAAAGATATTTTTTTTGTCCTGACTTTAAATTTTCGTTTTTTCTTTCACGTAATGCATCAAATCGTTTTTGCCCAAGCTTTGCTAATTTATGCTCCATATGCAAAACAGGGTTTCC